TGTTTGACTGTCTCCGTCACCAGTCTCAACAATCTTGTCATCACTTAAAAAAATACGTTTGATGCAACATGGTCTGTCAAGATACTGATAAGACAAAAGAGTTCCAATTAAAGTCTCATTAATTCCTGCCAACTGAACAGTAACTGATGAGATTCGACTGTCACTATATTCCTCTAATCCTGAAACATTCAGAAGATATCCGAGAGCATAATAAGTCAGTCCTTCATACTTTATGTTGTAAGAGTTGTTCGTGCAATAGATGAACTCTTCTTCATTAGTAGCCACATCAAGCAAAGATAGTTCAAAAAGATATGCCGTTCTGACGCTTCCGCTGTTCAGCTCATTGACAACACTAGAATTTCCGATATCTCTAGGCATTACACATCCAATACTTCAATCAATTCAATAGTCATTCCGTATAGTCTATTCGTTCCGTATGCAGTCTCAAATGTATCATTGACAAGTGAAACCTGAAAAACTGGATCAAATGAAACTGGATTATCAACCGCAACTTGAGCTTGTATTGCTGGTTCAAAGTTTAATGTCGCAACACCTGAAGAATCCGAGTCAGCAGAAGATGTGATCATGTGAACTTTTGTAGATGTTCCAAACTTTACAAAGTCACCAGCTTTCACAACATTTGAAGTTGAAGTTGTGAAGTTCTGACACTCTATTGATCTTGCTCCTGCCAGAACAGTTTCGTTTGCCGTCACTTGATCTGAAGTCTGTGCCTGTCCTAGATTAACATGATTCTCGAGTGTATAATCAAAAAAATTAAATCGACCTCTTGCAGAAACACAAAACGCCCAAAACTCAGCATAGTCTTCTCGCCTCATTGGCGGATAGTCTAATTGAAATTTCCAACGATGACCGCCTCTGTCAGTTTTAAAAGTTGTCAAGTTTTGACTCACAGATACAAAGTTTTGATGCAACGATGAGATCGTGACATTTGCTGGTTTTATTGTTGAAGGTAGTGATCCGATATCGTTAGCCATTTATTCCAACCCTCCCACGTTTATGAAATGCTTTGTCAATCATTCCAACCAACATCTGCTCACGCTGTGCTATCTGTTGATCAAATGAATTTGCGTCTGTTGCTTGAACATTAAAGTTTACTATTGTCGTTCCCATTCCACCCATCGCATCATTTGGAACTATTGTGCCAGATGTTTTTGGAACGAACATCTCCATTCCCCTTTCCCCTACTAGATAAGATGACCCAGCTAATACAGATCCACCATTAGCTCTTCCCTTCAACCCAGCAGTCGCATCTTGACCTGATCCTTTTGCTGGAAAAAACACACTTTCGAGTCCAGCGAGTAGAGGATTCACAACTGCCTTTTGAAGTTGCAGTCTTGCTAGTTGTTGCAAAACATCTTTGACAAAACTTCTCACACTCAACTTTCCTGACTCAAAAAATTCCATGAGTGAATCTGTTAGTCCATTTGAAATATCTTTCATAACTCCAGAGACTTCTTCTGCTGTGAAGATTGTGTCTTTTTTGATGTCCTCCATTGCACTCTTCATCCCTTGAGAAAATGAATTGTATAGTTGAGTGATATTATTTAATGACCGCTCATTCTCAAGAATCTCAATAAGCTCTTGAGTTCTCCTTTCAATCTCACTCAGTTCAGACGACACACTAGGATCAACCTGCATTTCGTCAAAATTCTTGTTCAATTCTGGAAGTTGAATGTTTAGATTGTCTAAGATTCCAGAGAAATCACCAGAGAGACCTTGCTTTACTGTTTTAACAATTCCCTCTATGGATGCCTTGTGACCTTCATAAATACCTTTAAAGCTATTCGGATCAGTTATTGCTTCTGACATTTTCTCATCTGCTAATGGTTCAGACAGATTCAACATCATGTTAGGTTGTCCATATCCACCAAATCCCATTGGATGTACATTGATTTGTCTTTTTTTGACTTGTCTGTCCATGTATCTGAAGAAACTAACAACACCTTTGAAAAACTGATCCATCTTATCAACAGCTTGACCCAAAGCTCCGATCACCAAGTATAATGTTGTCGCCAGAACAGAAAAAACCTCTAAGAGAGTTTCGCCCCATGACATATCAACGCCTTTTATTTCTTCAAGAACTGTTTTTAATGCACCCAAAACAACTACGATAATTGCTATCGTTTTTGCAAACAATGCAAACCCTGCTATCGCAAAAGATACGCCAAACGCTTTCATTGCCACAGTTGCAAGGATGATTGGAGTTACTAAAAGAGCGAATCCTTTAATCAAAAATCCAATAACTCCAATGATATTCGCAAGAACAAATGATAATTGACCAACAACAAACAGCATCGCACCAAAAGACATTGCAACAACTGCAACTTTTGAAGCTGTCACAAGAAACTCTGCAATTGCATCTTGATTCACTTGTAAAAACTCAGAGAGTTTATCAACCAAACCTCTAATAGTTGGAAGAAGTTTTTGAGCCAGAGAAAGTTGAACTCCTTCAAATGCTGATTTCAATTTAAACAATGAACCCTGCAACGTGTCATCCATGATGGTTGCTAAATCTTCAGCAGTTCCAGCAGAGTTTTCAAACTCAGCTTGAAGACCAAATGCTTCTTCTCTGTTTAAAGCGATAATCTGTGCAACAGTAGCCCCACGCTTGCCAAATATCTGCATCGCAGTTGCATTCCGATTGCTAGAATTTTCAATCATGTCGAGAGCTTGAGGAAGAGTAAGACCTTGCTTAGCTATTTCAAGAAAGACATTTCGCAAAGCAGTTCCAGCAGAACTAGCATCAACACCTCGATCAACTAAGACTGCCAACAATGAAGTTGTCTCTTCTATTGATATCCCTGCACTTCGTGCAGTTGCCGAAACAACACTCATTGCTGTGTCAAACTTATTCAAATCCAGAGCTGATGAACTAAACGATTTACCCATTACGTCAACAACTCGACTCATCTCGCTTGCTTGTAATCCGAAACCTCTGAGAGTTTGAGCAGATACTCTTGCTGACTCTGCTAAATCTTCTCCAGTAGCAAGAGCCAAATTCAATGTTGCCCCTGTTACCTTTTCAATTTCATTTGCCGTGAAGCCTAGCTTAGAGAATACCAACTGCAACTCTGCAACATTTGTCGCTGTGAACCTTGTAGTAGCTCCTAACTCTCTCGCATTTGCTCCGAGAGCCTTGAACTCACTAGCAGTTGCCCCAGAGATCGCTTTGACCTTTGCCATCTCCTGCTCAAAGTTTTGAAACACATTGACAGCTTGACCGCCAATGATGCCCATAGGAGTTCCAATGCCTAGCATCAGTTGCTTTCCTGTCTGAGTGGCATCTCTACCAAACAGTCGCAACTTTCTTTGTGCCGTTCTAATGCCTTTATCAAGACCCTTTGTATTAAGAGTCACATCAGCAAACAAACTTCCTATTTTAGTTCTAGCCATTCTGTGCTTCCTGCATTGCTTTCACTTGCTCAAGATATAAACTAAATTGCATTGCTTTCTTCTTTAAATCTACCTTCTTCTCTTCTCTTGTTTCATCATCTGGATCAAGTAAGAAGTCCTCTATCTTATAAGCTCTAGGACGAGTCTTCTTATCTCGATTCATCTCTGCCTCTAACCAACAAATCTGAGCTGATCGATAATCGTCCCGCCTTAACTTGTTCCGATAGACCTTCTGATATGCTTTCATTTCATCATGTGTTGCTCTTAAAAATTCCTCTTTAGTTAATCCGTAACAAATAATCGCCAGAGCTTGATGCTCTAGCCATTTCCTTTTTTTGATCCTTGCTCACTTTCTTCTTCAACATTAAGAAAGCCACTTTCCTGAATAACCTGTTGCATTACTTCAGGAAGTTCCCTTAATGGTGGAAGATGATTTGCATGATCTAAAGGATCACCCTCTAAATTTAAACAAGCACAAGCCAACCGAATTGATGCTGATATTGGATGCGTCTCAAAATCACCCATCGACCCACCATCAAGCTCAAACTTCATCATTGCTCTATTGTCTATCTTGATTTCTTTTTCTTTTCCTTTGTACTTAATCGTTGCCATTTTTTTCTCCTTAGACATACGTCTGTTCTGATTTTAATTTCAATGTAACTGTGTTTTCTATATTGCCATCGATTGCTGTCGATTTTTCTACATTGTAAACGCAACATCTAAATGTTGACTCAGTAGTTCCATCAGGAGCAATCAGTTTTCCGTACAAGTTCACATCCTGAAGAAGACAGTCTGTAAAGCTGTACAGTCGATACAATTTTAATCCGCTCAACTCTAAGTTGACCTTGTTTACATAAAGAGAAAAAGCACGATATCCACCAGCTTTGAAAGCGTACTTATGATCTCCGACTGTCTTTGGAATAAAGTGTCTTCGATTGGCATCGTATGGTGAACTGTAAAAACCATTCCTAGCGTAGTTGTGATACAATGCGTCTTCACCGCCAGACTGAACGCTAAAGCTGTGCAGAGTGTAGTCGAATTGATATTTGTGTAAACCTGTCAAAGCATAAGAAGCAGATTGTGATTGAGTGGTTTGTCTTTGCTTTTCAAGATAGATGTTTGGTGGGTTTGTGTCTGTATTTGACAAATCAGTAGTCAATCGTCTTGGACTCACATTGCCATTCCAGAACGCTGTCGTGTTAGTCACGCCAGAATTGTCTGTTGTCCAACCTGTACCCTTAAAATTTGCATCTACTAAATTGCTTGGATCATTTCTCAAGATACCATGATTAGCATTAACAATCTTTGTGTTTTCACCAGTTCCATTGATGTTGATTTCATCGTGAATGAAGCTGGCTTTGAAATCTGTTTCTGTCCAGACAGCAGTTGCGTCAGAGCTTCCTTGAGAAAAACTTCCATTTGAAAGTTGAGCGTTCCAGTTTCCAAATCCTTCTCCGACATTGTAAAGATTGTGATTGGTTGTGAATGTAATTTCACCCGCATCAACTAACCCTCCGAGATAAGTTTTTGCATCGCTTGTCCCATGAGCTGTGACCTCTGAAACATCTCTCGATGTTGTTGGAAGAATTAACTCTGTGACCTCTTTTACTGTAACGAAATCTGTGTCGTTTGGTGATAGTTGTATTTTGTAACCTGTCGCCTGTTTTGCCATGACTACCTCTTTCTCGCTAACAATAAACCAGCACCACTCAAAAAGACCAGACCAATCGTTGCTGGCTCAGGAATAATTGTTAAGGATTGATTGCTTTGTATTTGAAAATCAACTGTGCCTGTTGTCATTGGTTCGTATGATGTAACCATAGCCACTAGCTCATTTGTGAATGTAACATTTGGAAGATAAAAGAATAACCCCTGATCAACATCTTCATTGCCATCATCATCTTCATCAAAAAGAACATACGACCGAGAGAATGAGTTGATGCTACCGAAATCGAGTTCCTCTAAAATATAAACATAAAGATAAGGATCGCTGTATTCTCCTTGATCAGTAGGCGATACAAGGTCTGCATCATAGTTGATAAAATCAACAGTAGCTTCGCCATCTGCTACCAAGTGAAACATTTCATAGTAGTGTGATTGTTGTTCGATGTTTACTGTCGAGCTTGGACTGAGTGTAGCTGTGAGATCGTAGATATAATCAGCATGAACAATCGCAGAAGCGATTAAGTTTATCCAATAAAAAATTCCGATGGTTATAATTGATTTGATCATAAAATTATTTTCTTGTTAAAAAATTCAAAAACTTCTTCATCTTGGAGTTCTTAGGTAAAAACATTCCGATCATCGAAAGAATCCCAAGCAATCCAACGCCAATGATAATCAGGTTCTCTTTGATTGCATCTATGATGATCTTTAAATAAATCATATTGAACTCGCATCTTGATTTAAATTTCTTGGACTTGTTGGATTAACCGACTTCTTCAAAACCTCTTGTGCTTGCTTTTGTTCTGGAGTCAAAGCGTCATAAGCCTGTTGCTTCTTACGTTCTTCGCCAACTTTTACCCCTAGAAAAGATGTAGTTGTAGGAATCTCAATCCCTATGTATTTGCTGTCTTCTGGCAAAGTCTCATTGATAGTTCCTGTCTCAATCAATTCGTTGACCATAGGTTGAGCAACCTCTACTGCCTCGACCCAATTATCCGCAACGGCATCTGCTTGAAAGTAAACACCACTCCCCATCGCTATGCATCCACTAAGCCCCATGCTTGACGCTTGTGATGCGATAGATTGAACAACAGACTGACCCGCCTGACTTGCAACCTCTGCTGTTTCAGGGTTGATGTGATCTCTGACATCAAATTGCTTCTTAGGTTTTTCGCTTGAGTAAATATCATCAGAGGAGCTACCACCCGAACGAGTGATAGTTCCCTTGATGATTACCTCATCTCCGAACTGGAAATGCTCAGACATTATGAATAAACAACTGCCCCAGATACTTTGATCGTGATGGTAGCTGAAAGCTGTCCATCGATAGGAGCTGATGTTTCAAAACCTGTGACGATTCCGTCAAAAGTTTCAACAGTTGCTCCAGCGTCAGCATAAGTGATCTTGAACTCATAGTTTGCAGGATTGCTTGAAGCGTCTCCGCTGTCATAAGTTCCACCAGTTGCCAATGTCCGAAGACCAACGTCATCAGTTCCATCTGGATCATAGTTCACAGTGACTGAAACCTCACCATAATCAACTAAGCCTCCCAAGTAAGACTTTATGTTTGAACTGTGATTTGTTGTTTCTATCAAATCTCGTGAGATTGATGGTGGTGTGATGTCAGTAATCTCACCCAAAGCCTGATGACTTCCACCAGTTTTTGCATAAGAAAACTGCATTCCGAATGCTCTTTCTGCCATAGTATTTACCTCTTTCTTATCTTAAAGATTTGATTTG